CTTATACGCAATATTTATTCGAAGCGAATCGCGCGACGAATTCTATTGTATATTCCGAACAATACTATCATTATTGATTCAGATTTTAATAATCTATGTGAAATACTAACATCGGATATGAATGACGATGAAATACTTAATCGAATCAAAAATCCGGAGAATGGAAAACTAGATGGCCCTGGGGAAATATCCACCCTTGTACGATTGGTATTATTGGGTGGGATATTTGCTACTGCCTTTTCTTCAACGAGGTAAGATAGAAAATTATGGTCGAAGGTAATAGATCATCACATATAGGATTTCTGGCTAATTTTGATGAGAATTATTTTAAACTTTATGTTCGCGATATAATTTCTGAATTTTACAAAGAGCGAGATTTATCAAAGAAGGAAATCGATCAAATTTCGGCATTGGTTACTAATGTACTGCAATTATATATGTCTAAACACAAGGAATTTTTCCCATTAACTCAAGAGGATGTGGAAAAAATATATCAATGGCTTAATGCCATAGATGAACGAATACAATCAATACAAATACAACTTTCGGAGCTACGCGGCTCAAGCAAAAATAGAAAAGTCATGTTGGCATTAATATCTTCGATTTCAGCCAGCATAATTTCATTAATATTGGCCGCGCTAAAAATATTTGCTGGTGGTTAGTAGGAGGACACCATGACACTAAAAAAAGGAACGCTTTTAACAGAAATGCTATCTTTTAGCGATTTTGAGGTTATCAACGAAAAACGCAATGGCGCCCCCATAATGCGATTCAGGGGGCCATTTCACTTTGCGGATATAGAGAATCAGAATGGTCGCGTATATCCCAAATCGGTTTTAGATGTTTCAGTAGAGGCATATACTGTCAATAAGATTGCAAAGAAACAATCACTTGGTGAATTAGACCACCCAGAAAGTGTATCGATTAATCTGGAACGAGCATCTCATATCGTTGAGCGCTTGTTTTGGAAAGACAATGTTGTCATTGGAGAAGCAAGATTATTAAACACTCCTCTTGGAAAAATTGGAGCTACTCTAATAAATGACGATGTTGTTATTGGTATTAGTTCTCGTGGTCTTGGTGTTGTGAATGAGAGGAAGAATGAAAATACTGGAAATAATGTAGATTTTGTCTCTGATTATGATATTATAGCTTATGATTTGGTGGGCACGCCATCTCAACCGGATGCGCTAATTGATGCAGTGAGAGAAAATAAAGAGTATATTATTCAAGAAAGCAAGGATGGAAGAATTCGAGTTATAGAGGAAGCATATGATTGGTTTGAGGAAGCACTGGCAAACCTACCTAAATCTAATATAAATCAAACAAAACTTACTACTTTTTCAGAATTTTTACAGAAAATTACTAAGTAACGCTATATATATCTATTGAGGAGAATGCTATATGTGTGCAGATCAAAAAAATTTGAAAAATTTTGTGAATGCCATTCAGTCGGGGGATTATGCCGGGGCAGAAAGTTTTCTGACCAGAGAGATCGAAGATCGTATTGTTGACAGAGTTGCAGATACTGCACGGTTTATGTTTGATATAGATTCAGAACAAGCAGATAGTAAACCCGACACGGAACCAAACAATGAGGTGAGCGATGGATAAAATTAAAACGCAAGTTCGGGCCATGCTTATAGCCGCCTTTGATAAGGATGCAGTATCTGATAAGATTGTCGATGAGATAACAGCCTTTATCGGTGAAGTACTCAATGAAAAGGTTGATGATAAAGTTGCTGCAGCCGTTGAAGTGGCGGAGGCCGAAATTGCCGACAAAGCAGCTGATGCAGCAACGGAGATTTTCGAAGAAAACGTTGAAGAAGTAATGAAAATTCTTGACGAAGAGCTAGCAGCATATAAGCAAAAGACAGAGAGGAAATATGAATCAGAGATAGCAAAACTGGTCGAGAACATTTCGAAATATCTTGAGTTTTACATTGATAATGCTATTCCTGAAGATCTACTTATAGCCGAAGCTAAGGTAGCAACATTTGAGCCAATTATAGATTCAATTAGGACCGCATTTGCTGAAAGCGCACTTGGACTTGATTCGGAAGCAGCATCATATGTTGAAGAGCTAAAGATGGCTCTTGAAGAAAGCGAAGCAAAGCGATCAAAGCTGATTGAAGAAAAACTAGATTTTGCTACTCGTCTAAAAGAGGCACAAAAGAACGAGGCAATTAGTACGATTGTTAGTGAATTGCCCGTTAAGTATAGAGACCAAATGCGGGAGCTTTTGGAAACCAAGGAAAGTGCCGAAGAGGTAAAAAATTCTTGGGAGTCTCTTTTTGATGCATTGATCCAGCATTCCACCGGATCTAAAACTACTCGTCGTCGGTCACTAAGAGAATCGAGATCAGGTAGACGTAGCCTACGTCGCAGCTTATCAGATGGCACTTTAACAGTCGATCGCGATAGAATACGTCGAAATTCAAGACAAGCTATTAGAGAGAACCAAAAACCAGATCCGGTTGAGATATATGCCGCACGCTTAACGGGCAATGGCCCAGATGACAAAAAATTACGAGATGTTGAAATAAAAGAGTCCCGCGATAGTTATACTAAGAAATTTCTTAAATTCTTAACATCCGGGAGAACGGAAGCAGAGAGACTTGCGAGCTATCTTGAACGTCATCTCGTCGATGATGAAATGACAAAGGAAACGCTTATCAAGGACGCCAGGCAATATGTAAAGAACACAATGTCAAATCTTTGGCGTGCAGATGCTATTAATTGGGATGTCGTAGCTGATGCAGTAATGTCAAAATAAATTGATATTATAAAAATACAGAAATTACTATCTTTGCTATTTGAATGGGGCAGAGAGGTCGTTAACAAGGAGTAAAATAGATAAGGATAACTTTTTGTAACGAGGAGGTCGTCTATGAATCGGAGACTATCGCGTCGTAGACGGGTCCAAGAGGAAATCCAAAATATTCCTCAATGGACTCAAAACGATCTCCATCGGCTATACGAAAAGTGGGGCAAGCTTGTACAAGGTGAGTTGGCTATCAAGGACAAGGATGTTCGCGAGAACACCATGAAGATTCTTGATACGACCGATCGCTTCTTCAATAGCCAATCGGGTCGTAAAATGATTCAGGAAGCTGGATTTGGTTCCGTTGGAACCGGCGGCTTTCCTGTTGGTGACACCGATATATCGGGTATTGAAAGATACAAGCAAATAGTCCTGCCTATGCTAAGGCGTATCTTCCCAGCTCTTATTACCAACGAACTCGTTGCTGTTCAGCCAATGGCTGGCCCAGTGGGACTTGCATATGCATTACGGTTCCACTATGGCACAACGGCAGATGGCGCGACAGCTGGTAATGAGATTGGGGCCCCATCAACCGCACCTGTTTCTGGCTATTCTGGCCCATATTGGACGTACGAAGCAGAGCGTCTTGGTGAAAGTGCTACTGAAATCGCCGGTGCTTCGGGCGCACAAATGAATGACTTAACCGTTACGGTACAGTCAAGCGTTATCTACGCAAAGAGCCGCAAACTCAGAGCACTTTGGACACTTGAAACAGATCAAGACCTGGAAACCATGCATAATCTAAGTGTTGGCGACCAAATTGCTGATGCTCTCCAATATGAGATTGGTGCTGAGATAGATAGAGAAGTTCTTTACTATCTCAAGCAATTAGCACAAGCAGGTGGCGCATATACCTGGACTTACACCACTGGTGGTGGTCCGGGAGCCGATGGACGTTGGGAACAAGAAATCTATCGTACTTTCTACACCAAACTTCTTGCTGCAAGTAATGATATTGCACGGTCAACCCGTCGGGGTGCCGGCAATTGGGTTATTGCATCGCCGAGGGTTTGCGCAATGCTGGAAAGTATGTCAGAATTCGTTTCATCAGTAGTGGATGAAGATATTAATACTGCTCAGGTAGGCGTGTCGAAAGTTGGCCGCTGCGGCCGCTTTACCGTCTATCGCGATATGTATGAGAACACTAATGACTATGCAATTGTTGGTTATAAGGGCGCCGGCGGTGCCGACTCCGGCTTAGTTTTCTGCCCATACGTACCAATAATGCTTAGTCGTGCAACTTCTCAAGATTCGTTCAACCCACGCATGGGCGTAATGTCAAGATACGCTCTTGCAACCAACCTATTTGGTGCTGAAAATTATTATCGTTACATTTCAGTTGACCTTGGTGGTAGCATGGGTACTTGGACGACAACTGGTGGTAGCACAACCGTTCCTTACGTTAGCAGCGGTAGCAATATCACTGAAGGATCAACTGCTATTGGTTAATAGATCCATAGTGGTTATATTAGAAAGGCGGTGGATATATCCACCGCCTTTCTTTATATAAATAGTTAATTATTATAGTAAATGAGTCTGTTTTCTTATATATAATAATGATATGGGGTGTATATATGAAACCAGACCTATTATTTGAAAGCCCAATATCATTTACTGCTTAAGACTCCAAATGCTGTAATTGCTATACGAGGAGGACAGTGATGGCAAAAGGGGAACGAAGCCCTACTATTATTATAAAAGAAAAGGACAGATCGCAAGTTGTTCCGTTAGTAGGTACAACTTCAGCGTGTATTATAGGTGTTAGTACACGCGGACCGCTCAATGAAGCAACATTGGTTACTAATGAACAAGATTTTGTTGATACCTTTGGTAAACCCGATACAACCACGAATTCGGCGTCGCCGTCAGCCGGCGGTGGCACTTCTATTGAAACTACATCAAATTCATATTATTCGGCCAAGGGATATTTCAATCACGGTAATACATTATATTTCATCCGTTGCGAAGGGGATAATGCCCGCGCCGCAACCATGGTTGTTGATACAAGCGGGTCAACAACTGTTCCAACATCAGCGGGTGCAGTAGCCGGAACCCACCTCCTAATCGAACCGGATGATTTTCCGCTAGAATATTCCGATATGGATGATTTGACGGGTGTCGAAGAATTATTATATATCTCAGCCATAGGCACCGGGTCATTCTATAATGATATTGACGTTGTGGGAATAAACAAAACAGATTGGGATACATTGAATGCCCTTCGCACGTCGATATCAGAAGCTACAAGCACCGCACATGAAAAATTAATAGGCGAAGCTTTCTATACCGGTAGCGCATCAACATCTGGAATAGGAACCGATGGAAATACTTATACCTGGTCAACAAGCGGTGATCTTAGTAGTTCATTACTAAAAGATGATGTTATCAATAGTTCTACATATGATGTTGATATTACGCGATTAGGTGAATATACAAGGGAACCAGGTCCGGAAACAACAACACAATTTGTTCTTTTGGTATACGATGAAAATGATAATTTAGCCGAGCATTTTCTATGCTCCACAGATCCCAATGAAAAGGATTGGAGAAACGAAAGTTTATTTGCGAAGAATGTAGTTAATGATAGTTCAAACTACATCAATGTATTTATAGCAGGTGATGATGTTGCTACTGGTGTAAATGCGGTATCATTCCCTAAAACTGCTCTGGGCGGCGGCCTTGATGACCGAAATACACTACCAACAGCGAATATGATTTCGGTATCTGATTCTGAAATAGCAAATAATGAAGATTTTGATGTAGATCTCTTAATTGATCCAGGATTGGCCGATGTTATGAAACAACAATTGGTGTCAATCGCTGAAGAAAGAAAAGATATGTTTGTTATATTGTCGATGCCCAAAACATATACCGAAGCAGCATATCCAATTTCATCAATGAGCGATTATGTATCTAATACATTAAATATTAATTCAAATTATGCTGCCATATATGGTAACTATTTTAAGATATATGATATCTATATAAATGAATATAAGTGGGTGCCTGTTGCTGGTTATGTGGCCGGCGCTTATGTTAAAAATGATAGACTTGAAGCTCTATGGTGGGCACCTGCGGGCAATCCTCGAGGTATCATAGAAAATGTAGTAGATGTTAAAGTTAATCCTAAACTAACGAGACGTGATGCTCTATATCAAAATAGAATTAATCCTATTATTAAGAATGATAAGGGCGTAATGATATATGGCTTTAGGACAATGTCAACATCATATGGTGCTTTCAGAGAGATTAATATTCGACGTCTATTTATCGAAATAGAAAAATCCATTCGCGATTTTGCTGAAGATTTTCTATTTTTGCTAAACGATGTATTTACTCGCTCCCGACTGGTAACGCAAATAGATCACTATCTATCATTAATTCAGGGTAAGCGAGGAATCACCGACTATAATGTTATTTGTAATGAAACAAATAATCCAGCATCCGTCGTAGATAATGGTGAATTAGTTGTAGATATTTATATTAAACCAGTTCATGCCATTAAGATAATCAATCTGACTTTTATTGCCACGGCAACTGGTATTGAATTCTCAGAAATTGTGACAGATTAAAATTTAGGAGGATAGTGCCAATGGCAGGCATTGCAGGTTTTACGCCAAAACGATTTTCGGATGAAGTTAAGGATTTTGCTCGACCAAATTTATTTTTGATTGAGATTGCTCCGCCTGAAGGATTAGGTGGTGAATGGGATGCTATATCACAGAGTATATATGCGCGTGCAACAACACTACCACCAAGAACTTTAGAATTAGTTGAAATACCATTTCAAGGATTAAGGCTTAGATTACCAGGCAATCCAACATATGATGATTGGACAGTTACGCTTATGGCGGATGCCGCACATGCATTGCGCAATGCGTTATTAGAATGGCAAGACCGTTGTTATAATCCAGCTGAATTGGAATATGGATCTCCATCGCAATATCTATCAGATAATGTTAAAGTTCATCAATTGCATAGAGATGGTACTTTTATTACTTCGATTCGGTTGGTGCAAGCATGGCCCGCAACAGTGGGTGAAATTGCATTAAGCCAAGAAGAGACCGGTCCTGAGGAATTTGATGTAACATTTTCATATGCATATTGGACAGCTCAAGATGATACGGGTTTCGCTGCAGCTGCATCGGTAAGCATATAATATCCAATTAACGTTTTTGTTAACCTATATTAGAAAGGCATTGATATGCAACAAAATACCAATGGTGCGTTTGATAAAATTTTGAAGCAATATACCGAGGTAGAGTATCCTGAACATATTATAACATTGCCATTCAGCGGCGAATCAATTACAATTAAGGCTATGACCACTAAGGATTTTATGTCTATAATAAAAGCGTTTGAAGATGGTGATATTAGGGTTGCGAATAAAGCGATTGATGCTCTTTTCCGAAAATGTATAATTGAAGGTTGTGATGATGTTTTGGATATGTATATTTTTGATAGAGAGTATTTATTATTAATGTTAAAGGCATATTCAAAATCAGATGATATAGTATTGCGTGGGGTTTGTTCACAATGTCAAACAGATAATGAAATTAAATTATCAATCTTAGAACTATCGACAAAATCACCTGAAGGAACGACGGATATATTTATGCGGGAATTGCCTCTGAGGTCTGTCGATACTACTATTATACTCACTCCACCCACCCGACGAAAAGAAGTGGAAATAGAACAATTTCTATATCAGAACCCTAAACTCGAAACCGGAGCAGCACGCTCTATGTTTGATATCTTATTTGCAGGATATCTGTCTGTATTAGAAGGGTGGAAACCAAAAGATAGTGAAGAGTATATCCCATTTACACTCCAACAAAAAATCAAACTATTAGATGTTTTAAGCGGTGATGCGAGAGAAGCGCTTGAACAATATATTCTTGACTTACGGGAATATGGCATTCGAACAAAAGTAAATACATTATGTAAGTCATGCGGTAATGAAATAGAAGTCGATGTGCGCTTTACACAGGACTTATCGCGCTTTTTTCGTTCGGCCGTTTGATAATAGTTCATCTCTTAATATATATGATATTATTTCAGCCGGTATTCGGGCTTCAGATATATTTAAGATGAAGTACTTTATTTCATCTACTCGAAATATATCGTTCAATGAGATTGATAATATGCCGGTATATGAGGCGTTTAGTTTGTATGAATTGATATTGATGGAAATAGCAAATGAGAAACGTGAATTAGAGAAGGCTACAAAAAATATGGATAATAAAATATCTACAATAAAGCGTCGTAGTAAAATTCCATCTTTGGGAACTATATATCGTCTCAAATAGGATATAATATATAATGCTAAAACGCGATGAACAAAATGAAACCAAAGAAGCCTTTGCAGCTCTTGTAGATATATTTAAAGGGCCATCAAAAGAGGAGCAAGAGGCTCTTGCCAAACAACTTGCGGAGAGCGTTCATCAAGCTGCAATCGATGCTGTTAAAGATACCGAAATGCCAAAATGGGTGCAGAAATTAGAAGCCGAGGATAAGGCCAATCTTGCTATGGAAATAGATAAAGTATTATCAAAGATGGCCGATGATACCAAATCCCTCTATGAAGCCACTGAGAAAGTAACCACTGTTATTAAAGAAAGCAATGATAAAGTATTTGGTGGAGTTGTAGCTAAATTGAAATTAGAGATTGCGGGTATTAAGTCTGATATAAATGATAAAAAACGTGGCATTTTTGCGAGAATTGGTAGCATATTTACATATTTGGTTACAATGATACCGCTTATCATTACTACTATTGCATCGGCGGTTGCCACGCTAACGGTAGCACTTATTCCTATACTAGTAATAGGAACTCTAACACTCTTTGCATTGGGGTTAGTGGCCGCAACTATATATACATATTGGGATAAAATTAGTGAGTTCTTTAGCAAAAAATTCCATGGTATGGTGAAATATCTTAATGAACTTAATTGGGAAGACATTACAAATCGGATAGTAAAGTTTATCGAAGAGGATATTCCTAAATTTTGGAATCAATATATAAAGCCTATAGCAGCCGATATAGCTGACTTTGGGAAATGGGCTCTTACTCAAGGGTGGGATATTCTTAAGGAGACTGTTCCAGTACTAATATCTTTTTTCTCGCGCATGTATAATATTATTTCTGGCATTGATGCCGCTTTATATAATATAGCTTTAATGATACCTGGTATTCAAGCTATAGAAATTAAGAAACCGCTTAATAGAATAAGAAGAGCCGAAACACCATCAAAGGCGCTGGCTATTGCCCATCGTACATATAGAGAGAATCCACGTTTATTTAAAGATGAAGATTTTTTAAATATGCTCGTCTATGCCCTGATGGAGAGTGGTTTATCAAAATTTAGTGCTATACAGACAGCTCTCAATTTAAATAGACAAGCCACAAGAGGCTTAATAGCCGACAGGCAAGGTCAAGAAATACTTGAGTCATTAAACATCAAGCCAGGTGAGCCCCTGGACCAATCCCTTGTACGTATGTTATCAGAAAATCTAATACCTGGAGTACCAAAGGAATGGGGCATACGACCCAATTATTGGGTATATCTTAATGAAGGCCGCGGCCGAAATTATATGCAACTTTCTCCGGAAGACCGGGAAGCTATATTGGAGGCTATTCGAACTCTGCATATTTCTCCAGAGGAATTGGCTAATAGTGTAGCGGAATCTGCCCGAAATGGCGCACGAGAAGGCGCGAAAGAGGCCGGGACATCTCATCCATTAGTTGTACCAGTACCAGTTGGTAATAATTTAACCGACAATAATTCAATATATATTGGTAGGCAATTGCCAATATTAGAATCGAATCGATAATGGAGATATAGATGTTATTACCAACAATATCCCCTGGTGGTGCAATTGGAGTTACCACATCAGAACAAACAACAAGTAGTGGGGAATCTATCAAAACCTTTGATCTAACAGGACAAGATAAAGGATTCTTCTTCAAAATTCCACAAAACAATGGTTTGGTTGATAAACTATATAGGGAATATGGTGAAGATTCGTTTTGTTGGCTACGAGGAAAAGTATATGATCCAGCAACATCAGTTTCTGCATGGCGACAAATTAATATAGAAAATCTAGAAGCCGAACGCAGCTCTACTAAAGAAAATGTTACCAGTCAATCAATGCTTAATACGGTTTATAATAAAAAGCGATCTATAGGAACTTATATTTGTTTAGTAAATGCAGCAGAAATTGCAATATCACATTCGCATTCTTGGGAAGATAAAGATTCGATGGGAATGGCAATTCTAGATAAATTAATAGGTTGGGGGCATTGGGGCCTTGCTATTGCAAACGGTATAACATCGGATGTTAGAGGCGGTAGAATTGTAAGACCAAAAGCATATTCGGAAAGTGAACCAATAGAAATTACAGTTCCATTGGTTCTAATTGCTACATCGGATCCACTTTTTGATGTTGTTGTTCCGGCAACTATATTGAGTGCATTGTCATATCCATCTAAAATAGATTATCAAATTATAAATACCATCAAAAACAAAATGCAAGATATTATGGATTCCATAGAATCCGCACTGGGTTCAACGGATTCGGATGGAACAAAATCTAATCTTCAAGTAATATATAATTTTCTTAGGCGTTCTGCCGCAGCATCCATCGATACTTACAGTTTCGTATCTTGGGTTGCACCATGTTATTGGTCAATTAGTTTTTCAAACCAAATTTTAGATTTAGAACGTTGCGCGATTACGGCAATTGAAACTACATATCATGGTCCTTGGCGCGCCTATGCAAATGCCATGTCACATACATCATCAAAGCGAAGTAAACGGACTTTAATACGAGGAGCCGAACGCATCGGAACTCGATATCTTGAAGAAATTAATAAATATGCGGGTACTGCGGGCAGACTGGGATCTAAACTTATCGAGCGCGCACTTAATCAACAGGACAAACGCAAACGAATTTCGGTATTTGATAAAGAAAATATGGTGTTGGCTGGATATCCATTATGGGCAGAGGTGAATGTTACGTTTACAAGTCTGGTACCAATGTTTAGAGATGATATTTTGAAGAGCGTACAATCAAAGGAAAGCAAAGTTCAAATTAGACAAATAGAACGACCAAAGCCAGTCGAGGTGAGGTCCGGCACTGAGCCAATGCCGACGGATCGAGGATTTGATCATTATAGGTGAGGTACATAAAAGTGGCAAACACCACCAAGATGAGTAATTTATTTCCGGTAATATCCTATGATGATATAAAAATCTATGATATATGGAATGTATATGAAGTTATTGAACGGTATGTCGGAGATATTAAATACTATGATGAATTTGTTGTGCCGACACATCTTGCAAAACGATGGGATTTAATAGCAAATGAATATTATGGTACGCCAAACCTCTGGTGGTTCATTTATCTATTTAATTCAATTATTGATCCATTCGAATTGGCATATGATGAAGACCGGGTTATAAAAATTATTAAGCCTGTATACTTAGCTGAAATATTCAAAATCATTAAAGAGCAAAAACAATCTCATGAGGAATAAGTATGGTGATTAATCATGGTCGGGGCGGTGTTGCTCAGTTGGCGTATATTAAAGGTAGTGAAGAAGTTATTATGAATTATAAGTTTAATTTAAAGCTATGTACGGGTATTAATCAATTTTATAGAACAGCAACAGTAACCTTTGTAGATGTGGATGCACATCGCGAGCTATCGCAATTAACTGGGAATGAAATTTTTGTTTTGCGTATTCAAAATATTAAGCTACGAGATGAGTTTCCTGCTCTTGAAATTTACTTTGAACCGATAAATATGGCAGAGATTTTCAATCGTGAAGCGCCAACGGCAATATATGGTAATACTATATCATTGCGGCTTGTTGAATATCCACTATATAGGAATTTATACGCATACTTGGATTCGCCGGCCCGGATGTTTTTCACCCAACATTCATATTTACAAATTGTAGAAACCTGCATGCGACGAGTTGTTCCGGAGTATACACTAAACGGAAATTTTTCATCCAATGAAAATGTTCGTATCGGATTTCCACGAAATTGGTTTGCTATTGACATTATTGAATATGCACTGGGAGCAGCTGCTGATGGACCATATTTTTTATGGGCTGATAGTGCTATTGAAGAAGCCGAACCATATATGAGAAAAGAAATTAGATTACAATCATTAACTTCAATGGCTAATGAATTTAGTAAAGAATATTATATAGTGCAACCAATTACTTCAACGGAATTAGCCAATGTGGAAAACTACAACTTAATATTGAACTATGAACTATACTCGAAGGCGGGAGCAATTTGGCCACATTCAGCATGGGCCAGGGAATCGGTTGTTTATGATTATACGACAAATTCATTTCATCGACTATCTTCTACATTTAAACCAACACCATATATGACCTCCGATAATTATCCTGTATATTATTATAATGATAATTTATCAGATGAAGAAATTGTTAAAAAAACCAAACGGTTATCAGCAGCAAATAGTAGAGATGAGCAAGAGAATATCAATATTGATAAAAACTCAATGGCTATGGCAAATGCAGATAATATTATATTACATGCGGTAGTATATGGACATCAAATCCGATCCTTGGGACAACAGGCCAAAATTATATTTCAATCTAAACGTAATACACAAACTACAATGTCAATTGTTCCGGATGAAGATTCGCAATATTCGGGACAATGGATAGTTGCAAGTGTAGAGCACAATATTGATATTGATGGTACATATCTAAACTATATTACTTTTATAAAGAATTGTTATAACAATGAAACTTACTAAACAACGAAATATATTTGGATTTTATAGGGCTGTCGTCAAATCATCATTGGGAGATGGACGAATTAGAATATTTATACCACAGCTCTATGATGATGCCGATGCAGAACAAAAATATGAAAATGCATGGCCGATAGCAGAACCAGCTTTGCCCATACAGCACCATAATGGTAACCTTGCAGTACCTGAGGTAAATTCCACGGTGTGGGTATTTTTTGAAAATGGCAATATTGCTACGCCGGTATATTTTGCTATTTGCCCTGGCGCGGATAATTGGAAAGAGGATGTAGATGCCATAGGAGCCAAAGTTAATGCAGCGGTATCAGGACAATATACAGAGGCAAATAAACGGCCACTTGATAATATGACATTACTATCTGATGGACATGCATTTTTAATGTTTCATCATGGTTCAGAGTGGATGGCATTGGGACATGATGGTAGTGTTATTTGTTTTAGTAAAAATAATGAAATAACAATAAAAAACAATCAGGGTAAAATTAATATTTCCGGTAGTAGCGATATAAATATAAGTGGAAGTAGTAAAATCTCTATATCCGGTGGAACCTTTGATATTAGTTCAACGGGGCAAGGAGATATTGAAAGCGGCACAATATTAAATATTAGTTCTACCGGCAATCTCAATATAACAACACAAGGTATTCTAACATTAACTGGAGCCCAGGTGGTAATTAACGAAACGGGATAGTATATGGCATTTACATATTATTTCGGAAATAGCCTGAAGACATATTTAGCTGCGTTTATGGATATCTTTAATGATATCCAAATCAAACAATACGATTCTAATGATAATGTTGTCGATACTATCTCGGTACCTATTATGTTTGGTACTAAAGAAAAGGCATATCAACGAATTAAACAACTTCAGGCGGATGCTAATGCAACACAACCACTTTTTCCTGTACTCGTAACGACATTACAGGGAATCGAATTGGATACTGAGAAAATGGCGGGTAGATTTGAACGTAGAGTATTGAATATAACTTACGAAAATGATGTTGCTACATCATATAGTGTAGACTATAACCCAATACCATATAAATTAAATTTAACTTTGAATATTGGTGGCCGATATATTACTAATATGTTTCAAATTCTAGAAAATATTTTACCTAATTTTACACCATGTGCATCGAAGCGTATAAAGGAAAGAACCTTCAACCTTGAGCGTGATTGCAATATAGTATTGGAAAGTGTAAATATAGAAGTACCAGAAGAATTTTCTCCGGAAGATCAACGATTGTTCGCTTGGTGGTCATTAGATTTTACGATGGATATTGTTCTATATAAACCACTGAAAACGGTATATCCAATTACATCGATTACTACAAATGTATATTGTCATTCAACATCATCTACGGAAGGCAATACCATAACAATTACGGGAGAAAAGTTGGCTACTGGCATGGTATCAACTACAGCTGATATAGGCGTACTGGGGGAATAGTATGAGTAATATTCTATATTCAGATCTCGATTTAGATTTTTCTATTGCAACTGATAAGGATATTAAGAGAGAAGTTGATAGAGATGCCATAAAACAAGCTCTTCGTCTATTATTAAATACAACCCCCGGTGAACGTGTTATGCGTCCAGATTATGGATGCTTCTTACGCGAATACCTTTTCCATCCAATGGATGAAATAACAAGTCAACAAATAGGCGAAGAAATTTTAGAGGCAATTGAATTGTTTGAACCACGTATTGATGTACAGCAAATAATAGTAACCAACGACCCAGATAACGGACAATATGATATTGAGATATTATATCGAATTGTTACAACGCAAATGGTGGATTCATTAAATTTGGCTCTAAGGAAAATATAAGATATGGCTAAGACGCCTGCGAAAATTATAGACTATACATCATATGATTTTGATGAGCTTACCGAAGCTGTTAAGGATTATATTAAGAGTAAAGATACGTTTGCTGATATTGATTTTGACTCGAGTAATATTACAACATTAGCAGAGATGGTGGCATATATTGGTTCGATATTGGGATTCTATATAAACGCAACAGCTAATGAATCATTTTTGCCTGCCACTCGTCTATATAAAAATGCAAATAAAATAGCAAAGATGTTGGGGTATGCGCCAGCTGGATATGATGTTGCTTTAGTAGATGTTATTTTAGAATTAGCGCCGGAGTATGTTTTTGGAAGTGAAGGGTTATATTTTGAAATTCCAAGTTATTCTAAGTTTCCAACTACTAAAGCGACATCCGATGGAAAAACTATCATGTTTACTAATGTTGATGATTTTATATACACTGTTAAGGGATATGGAATCCATCCCATAGAAGATTCGGAAATTACTTATGCAAATGGTGCCATAACAATTTATTGCTCCGATAAAAACCCATTTACAGCGCTAGATTCCAATTATCAACCCGAAACTACGGTAACAAATAATTTGACAGTGGATGCATCGAGCTTGGTTGATGGAACTACTTATGGATTGTTTTTTAGTAGTTCGCCTGCTGCTATAACGATTGATTCTCCTACGGGAGATGCAAATGAGATTGCACAATTTACATATAGTAGTTCAACGGACAGTATAACTATAACCCAGAATAATGCTTATCAAAAATTTTATTTGGGTCGCGTTGGCCAAATCGGTCTTTCAAATGTAACGTTAGCACGAACGGATTCGGAGACAAATCAAATTACATTGACGGTAGATGATGGCAAAACATATAGGGTGTTGATTGATGGTCTCATATATTCTTTTAGCGATGGTGCTACTATTAGCTCATCGGTATTTTCAGATGGACATTTTGCGGATGTGACCGGCGATCTCAATATCATTTTATCGGTAAGTAGTCCACCAAGCTCAGTGGTTGATGCGCAATTGTTGGTAACCGAATCTTCACCAACGGCAAACCAAGTGACCATTGCAACATTAGATAGTTCGGTTATCGATTCTTCTGGAAATATTACATGGTCATTATTTAATGCAAATTTATCATGGCAACATTTATCGGAAAGCGTAAAAATATCAGATTTACAACAAGGCATCCCTACATATAGTTTAATTGCCAAGGCTGATATGAATCCAAATAGTGCTACTAACTATATGAATTTATCATATGACAGTACCACAAATACATATACGGTAGGCACTGAAAAGATATCTGCGAATTCTATTCGGGTATTTGTAGAAACCGATGATGGCATAGAAGAATGGGAACGAGCAAGCGATGAATATACTGCTAATATTACATCTACATCCAAAGTATTTTTCGTTCGGGTTAATCAAGACCAACGGATAGAGATTAGATTTGGGCAAAATGATTATGGGCTAGATCCATCAGGTTCAAAAATATTGATATTAGGCATCCAATGTGATGGGGAAGAAGGTAATATTCCCGCGAATTCTATAGGCGATACTATAATACCATCTACATTGGGCAGTGACTTACAAGCCCTTCAATTTTCTGCGTTCATTTCTACTGGAGATACAACAAATAATATAACAGATAATAGTGGTGCCGATGTCGAATATACCTTAAACCAGAAATCGGCAGCCTCTGGTGGTAGAGATCCTGAAACAGTTGATGAGATTAGAGTAAATGCGCCGGCGATGTATGCAACGCAAAAACGCATTGTTAGCAAAAGCGACCATGAGGCATATATAAAACAAAAGTTTTCATCATTTGTAGCGGATGTTAAAGTTGTTAATTATACGGATCTTACCAAATTAGGCTTAATAACGTCACAAAACTATGTTCAAGAATTCTTTAATTCAGTATGGATTTACGTAGTACCGATGATTGGAACATCAATATCGAATTATCAAAAGTCATTAATCAGAGATGCACTATCAGATGAATATACAAAATTGCTAACAACTTCTTACATTATAGAATCGGCAACACCAGTATATCTGGATGTATTGGTTAGATATGTTATCGATACAAATAATGTAAAATTAAAATCGACGATTGAAGCGGCTATTAGAAATGCACTACAAATATATTTTAGAAGAGATAATATTAGTATAGGACAAGCAATACGCTATCCAGAAGTTTTAGATGAATGCGAAGTTAGTGGTACATCTTCCGTTGAACTTATGTTGATAAAAGGAGATGCATTAGATATTTATACAGCGTCGGAGTATGACATTGATATTAAGGTAGGAGACTATACCGGAAGTGAAGATTTGGCTGCTTTACAAGAACGCAAAATCGCTGAATTAGAGCATAAAGGATTGATAAAGAAACATCAACCATTATTTGATTATGAGGTAATCAAAGATCCACTAACGGGAACAACTAAGCGTGTTTGGAGCATGCCACTCGATATAATATTGGAATTTAACGAATTTCCAATACTAAGAGATGTTTATTTTGAGGAAGAAGAAATTTGATAGGGAGTAAAAATGACGCAAAATAAAAAAATACGTCTTGTTAATGCTATTCACTCTGCGGCGAAAAATACCTCAGAAGATAGCAGCAGTGGAGATATTATTGTTGAATCCGGGCCGGCTGCTGTGGCGACTGGTGGTATTCTTGCGCCAAATTGGAATATTGGTGGATTTAATTCACGTGGCGTATTTATCGATACCCTGGAAAATAGTAAGAGCCAGCGACTATCACTATATCATGAGATGTCAATGTTTCCAGAAATTGGAAGTGCCATAGATGCAATATGCGATGAAGCTATATGTCCTGGTCCAGATGGTGAGATTACAGAAATAGTCTATGCTCCATTTTATACTCCAAATAAAAGCACTCGGAAAATAATTGATCAAGCGCGGCGCGAAATAGTAACAATGTTTAAGTTACAAGAATATGCATGGGATATATTTAGAGAATTTCTAATTTACGGTGAGATTGCTTATAGAATTAATCGGATAACTTCCGGATCGGATAAAGGTATAACTTCGGTAGAAAAAATACATAATGAATTGATGCTTCCTGTTTTTGAAAATGGTATAGGGCCATTGGAATGTATATATATTATGTCTCCGGGGCTACAAACGATACAAGAACAACTCAGTTTAGATGAAATTTCTTATACATCATCAGACCGATATAAATTAATTCAAGTAAGAACCAGGATGCGTGGATTAACGGCTACGACATATGCTAAAGTAGTTGTTAGTTATCTAGAGCGCGCGAAGCGAATTTTCTATCAATTAAAGCAGCTTGAAGACAGTCTCATAATATACCGAATTGCGCGAGCGCCGGAGCGTAGAATATTTAATATCGATACGGGCATGTTACCACCAAATCGCGCGGAAGCATATCTAAATGATTTAATGCGTCGGTATAGAAATAGATTATATTACAATCCTCAGACTGGAACTGTAGAAACGAGTCCCGATGCAATGGCAATGACTGAAGATTTCTATTTTGCCAAAACCTCGAGAGGTGGTACAGAAGTCGATACGCTTAGCGGTGGCGAGAATCTTGGAGAAGTTGAAGATGTAATGTATTTCCTTAGAAAATTATATCGAGCGCTTCGAGTACCAGTATCTCGGCTGGAACCAGATTATCAACATGAAGTTAGATTGGCTGGAAGTATTGAACAACAGGAAATAAATTTTGCGAGAATGGTTAGTCGCGAATCTGAGAAGTTCACTCGTCTAATTAATAAAGTTTTCTTAGATCATTTAGTACTACAAGAAATTATTACGCAGGAAGAAGCTGATAACGGGGCAATAAGGCTGCGGCTAAAATATAACAATGAGATCCACCTGCTTAAACAAATAGAGATTAATAACGCGCGGTTAGATACATACTCATCGGCCGATAGAATAATATATACGGCAGATAATGAGCAGGGCCCAATTTCACAAGAATTTGCTCTTAAGCATTTTATGGGACTTACCCAAGAAGAATTGGCCGAAAATAATAGACTTCTAGAACAAGAGAAAGAACGAGTGAAACAAGCCAAAGCTGAAGAGGGGAATGCGGGTTCTTCGGGTAGAAGGTGGTAATGGAATGATAACTCGGGAACAATTTAAGAGTTGGGTTAAAGATATAGCACCCCCAATTAGTGAATACCAAACATTGGAAGCTACTCAGATTTTAGAGGCGATAGCAGACTTCCTATATGATTTATATTCTAATACAGGCAAAGTGACAGAAACTTTTGCTCTTGATGATGATTCTATAGATTTAATTCCATATGTAATTAGAACGTTCGGTGGTTCATATCGTGCAGCCCAAAAAATAGGATTTGGACAATCCGGGTTGGCATATGACCAATATGATGATTATAATATTTTTGAACGAATATCGCGGGGTATAGCCAGCAACGCTGAAAAACAGCAACTAAAAGCATATGTTTTTGGCTTGGCAAACCAATTTCGAATTAAAGGAACACCCGGATCTATAAATCGAGCATTTAAGAATTTCAATTTTACGTCTAATGTTAAAGACCTCTGGACTGATTCATGGGGATTTGAGGAAAGAGATGCCCTAATAGATATTTTTGACACTTCACTCGTCCATTCGGTATCTCAACTTAACCAATATGTTAGAACACCAGAAACCGTGGAATATAATCCCAATGATTCCGGTAATATATATGTGGATGATGATGACAATAAATTAGTTATATCCGCGCCCGATACTATTTTAGTGGTAGCCCAACGGCCATCAGAAGTAGGCAATTCGTTTAATGATGCAGAGTGCTTAATTCAATTAGATATAGATTCTAGTTCAAACACTAAGAATTTTGCATTTATATTTAGGGGCAATAAACGAACGGATAGCACAACTTATGATATAGATGATTATTACTTTGTTGGGCTTGGTATGTTTGGATTTGCAATGGTAATAGGAAAATTTACTTACAATTCAAATTTTGATGAATATTATTATTCGATAATTGATTATTTAACTGATGGCGATGAAGTAGTGATGGATGGAAAAATACCTACTGATATTCCAATGGAGCTTTCAATAAATATAGCAGGTTCCATAGTCCAGTCATCGCTAAGTGTTGCAGGAATTACTACCCTTGCAATGACCACTGACCTAAATGTTGTGGATACTGGGACTAATATAGAGAAATTCCATTATGATGGAACCGCATTTCCTACTAATAGACGTTATGATTACTATAATATTGGTGGTGCATATGGATTTAGAGTTAAAGATGCCATTGTAAATGTTAAGTATTTATCAGTAAGGCCACAAGGTCGCGCAGAACCCAATTACTTTACTGAGTCAGATTATAGGAATTCGGTAAAGTCCAAAATATCGGAACGATATGGGGCACCAGAAATTTCTTATAACAATGCTCTTAGTAAAACATATGATGTTAGTGACCTTAATTTTTTCACAGCAACACATGAGCTAAATAGTACGTCTTGTGCCACTTCTGCATATATTCTCAAGCGTAATTCTTCTTTGATAATATCGGCCGATGACGATACAAACACCATAGTAGTTTCTGATCTTGGTACGCTAAGTTCAGACGAATCCGCATTTCTAATAAGTGACTTCGAAATTCCCGCATATATGGAAATGACATTTTCATTTATTAATAACGAAAGTGATCCAAAAGTTGGTATTGCACTCGCTGCACCAAAATTTGATAAGTGCATGGGTGAGTGGCACTATAATGGAACATTTCTATCATATGAAACAAATCGAATAGGGTATGATGTCGTATTATATAAATATAGTAGAGAATCGAGTGAAAACTCAAAAAGCTTTCTCGGAGGTGCAAATATTATTAATCATATAGTAGCCGGCACCTCTTACGATATTAAACTATCATATGCATCAGGTGTTTTTTATCTATATATTCGCGAAAGCGACTCGAGTAGTTGGACGCCCATAATAGTATATGATAGCACATCGACATCATCAACGTCGAGAGGAATATTATTAGGCATACCTCCAATTCTTGCCGATGTATGGAATTATGAACGCAATGTACACTCCACTATATTAAATGAACCATTACCTGAGATATCGTCGTTGCGAATTGGATTTAGTTTCGGGGATCTGGGCACTACTATATCAGATGTGGCTATAAATGGGACTATTATATGACCAACCAGTTAAACAAAACATATGGTAAACCCTATCATAGTACTGAAGAATCTATGTTCTTATCAGAACTACATACATTGACGGGAACTACCTCTGTAGATATCATAAAAATTAGGCACACCGTTGATAATGCTATTATAGTTCAAATTGATGATACTCTCTATGCCTCTCATATGGGAAGCGAATATTTTAAGGGTGTTACTAATATATCTGAATTTGAAATTTACGAAAATGTTATTTTTGCTCGGACCGTAGATGGGGAATTGAGAGTATTTATAGATGGACTACAAAATGAAATAACACCTGTATTCTATAGTCCTTTAGAAGGAAATATGGAATATAATGAATATCTAAGCTCATGTGGGGTTCAAGTCGATGGTATTTTCATAGAATCCTCAACGGGACTTCCATATTTTGTATTAACATCTACAAGTAAGGAAACAGAAGTTTCTGGAGGTTACCAGAGCGAAAATGATGATACCATAAAAATAACAGATACCGTTGAAATATATATAGCATCTGATGGTTCCGGATGGGAATATGGAGATCGAAATGATATTGCAACCGATAATATCCATTTTCTTAAAAGTATAGGCAATTATCAAGTTCTAATCACCAGTGAATTTGATCCACCTACCGAAATATATGAACATAAATCACTTCAATGTATAATGGAACATGGTGATTTAACTACATTCCTATATACTAAGGGCTCTTCAGCATGCGCCAAAACATATGCTACATCAAGCTCAAATATAGACCCATATGAATTATATTTGAGTACTAATATAGTAGATAGTATTGATTTACTGGCAACGCATTCTGCATATGGTGATTCTGCTCCATCAGCTATTTTCCAGAGCAGTAATATTGGTAACTATGCCTTTATATTTCATAATATTGACAACGAAACCCATGTTACCATATATGATGCGGATACTGGAGATATAACCGAACAAATTAAATTAGCACCTACTATATGTGCTACAAAGGTATTTCAGCTCGAAGATGCTTTTATCTTTATAGCAAATGATTATGATGGCCTTACGCGAGGATTTCTACTAACTGAAGGTGACATTGTTAATAGCTATAAATATTCGGATGAATTTTACAATGTTCGGTTACAACCATTTAATTTACCGGATATAACAGACTACTACAATAAGAAAATTGTAGATCGAACTTCTACAAAAACATGGACTATTAGCGGGTCTACCAGCGCGTCAAGCCCGTTTATAACAGGAGATGCATGGTCACACCGTTTATAACAGGAGATGCATGGTCACATGATGTAGCTGTAGATTTGGTGAATAAATCATTAACATCATATGAAACGACATTTGATGATGTTAATTTAATGTTTTCAGATGAATTACAATTATCATCTCATGACGTGTCTATAGCCGATTGGCAAGAACTCTATAGCTTTGGTTCGGTATTAGGTGTATACTATCGGCCAAGCGATGATGCACTTAAAGTTGAATTACCAGTGTATAGCAATATTCTAACAGAATCACCATCTATATCAGCATCAGCAGTTGGGTTGTCAGATCTAGATGTTCATACAATTGGGTTTAATGGTCGTCTTACGACCATATCTGCAACGTCAGGTAATGCGTTTAATAATTATACCTGTTCGTTAATTGTAGATGGTACCATAGTATCATCTGATGTATTTACAATAAAGCCATCTCTTGGTGCATTACTAGAAACCAACTACCAATATGCTACATATCTTAGTAATATTATGATGGCGGATTCGAAATATATAACTGAAAGAATAAATGGTTCTTTCTATAATGTATACCAGGGGGCCTTGATATTAGGGCATGGTAATTTACCAGAAGATATATTACTTCAAGGAACATTATATACTCCTGCCAGTTCGGTATCGGGGGAAATTTCTACCGATTCAACCAATGATGGGTTAAACCATGGATTATTTGCATATTGTCAGCAATTTGATATTGGTATGCCATCAACCGAAGTAGATGATAGTTTGGTATATGTTGATATGTCAGATGTAGATTCATTCAAATTTTTAGATGGGACAAATGTTAGATTTGTAAAAGAGCGAGGTAGTTATAGTTATTTACCATATTTGGTAACTACAGAATCTTCACAAAAATTCTTTGTTAGGGTGCCAAATCTATCACCTACACATAATTATATATGGGGATATTATGGTGGGAATTTTAATACAGGATTAGATGATGATGACATATATTCATATTATTCATTGTATAGGGATTTACTTGGATATGATATAACTTCTTTCTTTTCTCCTTCAGAATATAATCATGTTACTGAAAATATTGTAACATCGTCATTAATAGATGTAAATAATACAATATATATTGATAACCGAATTACAACGGTTGGTAGTTCGGCTACAATACAAAAATTATATTCCATAGATGATTTTATTTTCTATGGACATACTCCACCATTAAAATCAAATAAATTTATAGCAGAAATAGATGCTTCTAATTTAACCGAAACCGCATCTATACAAAACATTCATGATATCCTTGATCGCTATGTTGATTCCGTTAAACCAGCTTATACCGATTGGCATAGGATAGATATAAGTACATTCAAGATTGGAACCGAAAATTTTCAGCCTATAGATATAATTTATGAAGACGATCTATCTGAATCCCTAACGGCAACATTCAAATATATAGGAACCGAAGATATTTCAATAAACGATACCGTAACGCTATCGGTCTTTGAAAATGTATATTTAATATTTGGTGAAAGCATTTCCATGACCGATTCTATTTCGGTTGGAGCAACTAACTTAATACAGAATTGGTTGGAAACTATAGAGGTTTTCGATGATTTTGAATTTAATGCTACTAAAGTTTCAGAAAATAGTACAATAAGCATTGGTGATTCATTTGGATTATATCTAGATACTATAACAGTTACGTATGGTTTATGGCAAATTCCTGCTGAACCTGATAATAGTGATAGTGCTAATATATCTCAAATAAGAACCGCGATGACCAAGTTAGCCAATGATACAAATGTTTCCTTTGTATCGCCTGGATGGCCACATTGGTTTGATTCACATAGAATTAGGCAAATGATGCATACATTTAAACAAATAGCAAATGAAACCGGTATAGATTTTCATTCATATATTCAAACGGAATATACTACTCCGGAATCATTGGAGCAAATTGATGATAATGATTGGCCAACATTATTTATGGCGGATTCTGAAAATCCAAAAGATGATACCGTTTATGAAGCATATGCCCTACGAATTCCAGACTCGGTTATAAAAGTACTACCGGAAGTTCCACAAACATATTTTATCAATGACCCAGATCCGCTTTACCATGAGGCTGGTTATATATGGTGTCGAGTTGCTGGAAATGATTCTACAGGATCATTGAATAGACGTCTATATACAATTGTAGCGCGGGTAAAGGAAATGCAGGCGGCAGGCAAAACTCGAATATATGCTGGATGTCAATTGGTAAATAGAACATATAATACAGAATATCAATATGAAACCGAGGCAAATATTAGGGCTTCGGTTGCACTTGTTGGTATGTTTACCCTCAATAAATTTACCGGATTGCATTGGGGACTGGATAAATATAGTGATATTGATAGATTATTACCTATAGTCGATGATGCATATGAGGCCATTACTGATTTAGATATATCACCTACAGCCCGTGCTGAACAACCGAAGGTAGCATTGCTTAGATTTGATCCAATGAATGGGGCATATAATAGGGTGATTTATGAAATGATGTGTCGATCCAACGTCGATTTTGATATAATAAGGATTGGGGATTTAGCGACCAAGCTTAACAACTATACTGTACTTGTAATACCAAGGGCAAACTATACAACTCTTAGTTATCTAACAGAAGATCAGCAAACCATATTGCAAGATTATGTTTCTAATGGTGGAACCATAATGACGGAAGAAGGCGATGGTGTTGCATCATATATCCCTGATTGGATTAAGGGCGAGGCGGATGAATTAAATAATTATGAAAACTTATTTCTTAGCGGTCGGTGGTATTGGACGGGAGATGGTGAACAGTCATATGATTTTCTACCAAGAGGATATCCTCGATATCCAACAGCCAGCTTATCACAGGTTCCATTAGCAGAAGACCCCCAGACTGGAAATCTATTTTCATATGAACAACGTATAGTTCCGATAATTAGAGATTACCAGAGCAAAATGGAAGCTCATGGAATAATGCCAATATCATATAATCTCGATCATGTTGCACGACGGTTCTGGATGCATAATACTTGGTATATTTGGATAGTTAATATTCGGACTGGCGAAACATATATATATAAGGAGTAGTTTGTGGGCATATTGAAATTTAAAGATAGCAATATATTAAATGCATATGGTAAATATGTAGGTGATATAATATTATATAATTTAGCAGGTTTAAGTACAAATTATCAGGTTACCAAAGTAAAATTCGGGGATAGTAATGCGGCTAATGCAACTCCCGAAAAGCTTGAGGGAAATGTTCTATATACTAAGAACATTGACAGTATTGAATATATAAACAATACACGCGCCAAAGTTAAGTTTCATTTAGATGAATCAGAATTGATAGATGGTACTATAGCAGAAATCGGCCTGTTTTCCGAAAATGATATTTTGTTTGCCCGTGCAGTGGTTGCCCCTGGTATTAAGGGAGCAACATATGTAGAATATGAATGGGAATTTGATTTCTTTATTGGAAGCACGACAACGACAACTACAGCGGCTCCAACTACGACAACTACAGCAGCTCCAACTACGACAACTACAGCAGCTCCAACGACAACAACTACAGCAGCTCCAACGACAACAACTACAGCAGCTCCAACGACGACAACTACAGCAGCTCCAACTACGACAACTACAGCAGCTCCAACGACAACAACCAATAATCCAGCTGCAGATGAATGTTGTTGTGATAGTGGCTTTTCTGCGCCGCCTTGTAATAATGGTTGTTGTATCTGTGCAGCGGGTACTGCGTCCACCGTTATTAGGGCTTGTAGTGATGGCGAAGAAGCGGCATGTGCCACCAAAACTGGCAGTTGCCATTATGATAGGATAACAGATCCCGTTCATACATGTAGTCCAGATTCAAGATATATGTATAATAGCAGTGATTGTATCCCATATCAAGCCGCATAAGAGGAGAATGATATATGAAACCAATAAGTTTCAAAGAGTTGGGCGAGAAAAGTAATTATATTAAGCCAGGGCCCGCAGAAATAAGATCAAAAAATCCAGCATCTTGCCCAGCGCGGGGCGTAGAGGCTACAACAAAAAAATCTGGTATACCTTTTGCGGAATGTGGTGTTCTTTCGGCCATCTGTGGGCGAAGTGTGGCTGTCGATGCTGATACATGTAAGGTATGTATGTGTAATGGCGAACCTAATGTAATGACAAATAAAGCATTACAAAAGCATGTTCTTCAAGTAGCATATTCTTCGTGTATTGCAGGATATTATGAGAAAGAGGCCAAACATCCATCGGCTGAAGAAGTATCTATAGCCATAGATAATATTAAAAAGTTTGCCGATGATGAAGTCGCACTTCGTTTTATAGATTCCTTAGTTTATAATGAATCTATAGATATACCAACTGCCGAATCCCTTATAGAAAAAAAGAATCTAAGCCGCGTAGATGAGGAGACTTTATAGTGGGTCGATATGATAATATAAAGCGTCGGTTTTCTGATTCTACTTTGCCTCGTAGACAAAAAATATGTGATAATTGTGAATATAAAAATACATGCGCACTTATGCAATGTTCACCATGTGAACGAACCGCCAGATTGCGCCGAATAAATATGTGTTGTCCGGCAGATCCACCAAAATGGATACCAGCTAAACCTATTACTGTTGTTTGGGTAATTTCTTCGTGGAATGAAGGAGAAATGCTTATAAATACTATTGATAGTTTATATAAATCCATAGTAGATCCCTTATTGGATTTTAGATGTATAGTTGTAGATGATGCCTCTGCAGATGACTCTGCAGAGGATTTAGATCAAATAGCCAAAAATATTATTGTTATTCATAATAAAAAACCAATGGGAATTGGTTATAATATAAACATGGCCACGGATATGGCACTAGAATTGGGCGCTGATGTTGTTGGTGTAGCCGATGCACATATGCAAATTCCTGAAGGGAGTATTGAATATTTATCTGATAAGGCACTATCTGAGACTTGTGTAGTTTGTTCTGGTTCTACTAATTTAAATAGTAATTCCAAATTCAAACAATTTGGGGCATATTTAGTTCGATCTGATAATAATTTATTTGCTGCTAAATGGATGGGAACGAAGTGGAAAAATGGTATTGGCCCCGACGGCCCGTGGGGCAAGGTTCAAGTACCACTTGGTGCATTTTATGCATATTCTGCCAATACCATCAAACAACTCAAATCACCAACAAAGCGCTTATGGGAAACTCCAGTTGGGCGATGGGGATTCCTACTAGAACCATTTTCAATTAAGGCTTGGTTGCTAAATATTCCAATTTACGTATCAAGGGATTGTGTAACTCAACATTATTATCGACCTGTAAATGAGAAACGACCTAAAAAGCAACGGTATCCGGCGCATAAAGAGAAGATAAAGAATATCATTTTCGGTACGTCAAGCATATTTTCGCCAAAGACATGGAATAAGTGGTGTCATGGCTTTTGCTACCGAACCCGTGCAGTATCGAAGAATGAAAAAGATAAGATTATAAAAAATGCTCGAGCGGGTGTTAATAGACCATGGAGCAGTGAAGCCGAAAATGAACTTATAGAAAATATGCCTATTGAAGCTGTTAAGGCAACAACTATTTCTAGAACTATAATAGAAAAGAAAGGATAATACAATGCCAGCATTTGATGGAACTGGGCCAAACGGGCAAGGGCCAAGAACTGGCCGCGGCATGGGTTTCTGCCGCGTGACTAACACAACATTGCGTCCTGGACTCGGTAGAGGTTTCAGTCGCGGTTTTGGTAGAGGTCTTGGTAGAGGCTTCGGTAGAGGATTCGGCAGAGGATTCGGCAGGGGTCCATATGGCCAAGGCTTTTAATTAGAGAGATAAATATGGCTGCAGGTTTAGTTTCTGGTGCACTTGAGTTATATATATATAAAAATGGAAAATTGTTTAATTATATATCAAAGCGACCAAATACAATATTGATCTGTGGTATTAATAAATTCTGGCAATCTGTATTTGGTACGGAAAGTATATCTACGTTTGGAGTGGGTGATAATAACAACCCAACAAACATTTCAATGACTGAATTGCGTGGATCAAATATTACTAAACACAGGATAGATACCAGAAAATTTATAAAAAACCCACGGTCATGCACATTTTATTTTCAAATACCACCAAATGAACACATAAATACTTGGGTAAAAGAGTTTGGATTATATTTCTCAGATGGCACACTATTTTCCAGGTATACGCTTAATTCGAATGAGGTATTTTATAAAACTGCTGGAATCGCCGTCACCGGTCAATGGTCATTTATATTTACCGATGAACCCGGTCATACCTTCCCATATGATGATGTAGATAACCCCGATGAACCAACAGATCCAACATATTCATTACCTGAAAGCTATGAATTGGGAAGTACGTACTGGGATCTGGCCTGGTATGGTGAATACCATGATGGTGTTGAATGGACTGGAGATAAAGAATCTGCAGGCTGGAGTTTAGGTAGCTCATTAACGGCCAGTGATGGTTCAAGATATCTTGAAGCGCCCTCTCCCACAACCGATTCGATAATGGTTCGGGCATATGCGCCAACGTTGATATGGACACCAAGTGATGGCGATTTAAAGGTTGATATCCGTAATCCAATGGAATATGGATATTCACGCGATAGCGATTTATTTATATATTTCGCATTGCAAGATAGTACATTTATGGATTATTATTATTTTAGAGTAAGTTTGGATTTGGGAAACCGAACGTCAGCTGCTCTTGGCAAATATGAAAACGGCGCAGTTGTTTTATCCGATTCTCAATGGGATGTTCAGATCCCAGATAATACATGGCGAACATTAACAATATCAATATCAGGTAATACGATATCGGCTAACTGGAGAGGCGTAACGTTATCGATAACGGATACATCACAACACGACCCTGGGGGTATTGGGGTTAGGGGGAAAATTCCAAGATATGACCAGGGATTTCTAATAGATTATTGGCGTTGTGAATAAGGAGGCAACAAATGAATATAATAGCAGAAAGAATTAGAAGAAAATTATTTGAGCAAGAGGATGATGTCGATGTTAAAAAAATAATATCAGATTTAGCCAATAGCTTTAGCGGTTCAAATGAAGAACAAATGAAAGCAGTTCAATTGCTAAAGGGACTGGCAGTCTCGGATTCTGATATTGCTAATGAATTTATGAAAAAACTCGATGCCGCTACTACCGAAATAGCAAACGAAATGTTAGGAAATAATCAAGAATAAAATTGAGGAAATAACAATGTCCGCGAAGGCATTTATTTCTGATACAAATACTATAGGACAACACCCACGTAAATTCCTACGATGGGTATCTAATTTGGGATCTTTGCGCGAAAATATGTCTTATGTCAAGTTGATTGAAAAGTGGTGGGATAGTGTTAATTTTCCCGATTCATGTAAGATTGATTTTCTTAGGTCGATAAAGAAGATGATATATCAAAAACCAATACCACAAAAAGAAATAGATAGGTATATAGAAAAACTTCAAGATTTGGGATATAAAGATTCTCAACAAATGTATATTTCTACAAGTGTAAATGATATTAAGTTAGCGTCTATACCTGTTCCACCATATAAAACTACATCTCAACTTATTTCATATCTTATTGATGAATCCGCAATACCGGCATTGAGTTCAGATTATTATATAGATGATTCGGCAGATGACGTCGTTGTTATATATGATTTTCATTGGAATCGAAAAATTATTTTAGAGAGGAGTTTTGCATGAAGCCAATTGATATTGTGATACACATTGATGGTAATGGGGCCATATTCATCAAAGATATATTATTTCCAGAAGATGATTCGGCATCGAAACAGATCGATAGTGAAATAAATTGTACAACAACGACATTAGCACCAAATGATGCCTATAATCCACCCACAGATATTAATGAAGAACTTATGGAAGAAGTAAAAGCCGAATTGGGTGAAATAACAATTCCCGAAACACAACCCAATCAATCAATCATATCTGGAGATACTGTAACTGGAGATGTCGAGATTAAATTGGTTGGTCCGATAATTATGCATGATCCTCGCTTCTATAATGATTCGAGGAGATATGGAGTTCGCTTTATGTTATCCGGCTCAAATCTTCCCGAGAAGATCTTTTGGATCTTTGGCAATGGGCAAGAAATCCTGGCCAATAGCAATGAACCCGTTAGCGCTATTTACCATGCCAACACCCTCAAACAGGCAGTCATGGTCATAGCATTAGATGCCAAGACCAAACAAGTATTGGCAAAATTGCCATTTGCTGCAGAAAATCACATAATTACTCGTCAACATTGTGATGAAGAACCACCAGATGTGTTGCCGCCTATAAGGAGAATATAATGGTTGACCATGTCAAAAATATACTGGAGGCCGTAGCCGCAGCCGAATCTCGCATCGATGCAGCCGAAGAAGTGTTTGCACGCAGCAAAAACAAAAATTTCACCGAGAAGTTACAAAATAGTATAGATATATTAACAACAATTTCTACACAACTTAGACAACTTATATTAGATTTGGACACTACCACTAATACAATTAACGAAGAAACAGTTGGCATAGTAAATAATATAAGCGCGAGGCGGCGCGATATTCTTGATGTTATATATATATTAGAAGATCTTAAACGCGCTAAATAGAGAGTCAATAATGCCTACATATGATTATGAATGTAATAATTGTGGTTATGTATTTGAAGTGGTTCAATCTATGTATGATGAAAGATTGACCATATGCCCACGGTGTCATGCTGATGCCCTTCATCGGCTAATTGCATGCCCAGCCGGTATTATCTTTAGAGGTAGTGGATTTTATCAGACAGACTATAAAAGGTCGAAGGAGAAAGATAATGAATGTAGAGCAGATAAAGAAGAGGATTAGAGAAAAACTTGATGTCTATGCGCCTGTTTTCGACCCCGCGCATTGCGCAGATGTTATTCTTGAAAAAGGAGAACTTAAGAACTTAATTGGAAAACCCGTGGATGATAAGCTGACCGACGCGGATTGTATAAAGATTGGCCAATTAATTGCTGCAATGTCGGATGAAGATGAAGAGAAATATATGAAAATAGTTAAGACACTTAAGAAGGCGGGTGGAGAAAATAATGCCGGGGCAAGAAAGATGTCAGATATTGCCGACAAAATAACTGCCGCTTTCAATGATGCTAAGAAAAAGGAAAAGGAAAAGGAAAAAGAAAAAGTAGACAAATCATCGGATAAAAAGGAAAACGGAAAATAATATATACATCTTATAGGTGAAATATGCTGAGAGGAAGAGAAAGAGAAAGACAAATACTCAATGTGAGAGATATTAATGTTGGAGATAGAATTGAAGATGAAGCCGGTGATTATTATATTGTTTTGCAAATAACCCGAAGAAATGTAACATTATGGGATGTACACGATAAAGAAACGTTTGATGTGCCCATTGATATGGTTGTTGATATGAGTGTGCGTATTACACCAAAATATTGGAGCAAAAAAGAGGTAGAAAATGCGTTATATGAAAAGTAGTACGGAACATATTAAATCATCGATTAAGAAGAAGCTGAATGGTATTAAGGACTACACTAAACACCGGTCATATCACCAAGAATCAATTTCTTCCAGCAAACAGATTCATGTCGTGGCGACCGGAAATGCCATTATTGAGGCTGGTGCAGGTAGCATCGTCGAAGCAAGAAAGGGTGCACGCGTTACTGTTACAAATCAGGGAACATGTATTGCCTCGGATGGGGCAATTGTAACAGTTAAAGATGGGGGATTATGCCGGGCATATCGTGGCGCAAAAGTTACGGTAGAAGACGGCGGACAATGTTATGCCTATGATGGCGCCAACGTGGTTGTTATGCCTGGTGGCATATGCTACCATGAGGACTCAGTTAAAATTAAAAATAGGGGCGGCAAAGCAATTAATATGACACTTAAACCAATGTCAAAGAGATAGAAAATACGAGATCTATTTATAATATGTTTCGTATTGAAAATAGAGGAGTGACAAAGATGACAAAGATGAGCGATATATCCCATCCCGATTTTAACAAACAATATAAACGAGAACGAAATTCCGGTATATATAAATCTAATGGAAAAATGTATCCTTTCTTTGGTGGTCGTAGAAATCGGAGATATAGGACATGGCCTGAATACAACAATCCGGATGTGCCACTATCACCATGGAGTGAATAAATTTACTTGTACTATTTATGATTATGGGATGCTTATGGAAAAAGACGATCTAAAAAAGAAGATTAAAGATAAAATAGACAAATCTACCAAAGGTATATCTGCTGGGCTAAAGAAAGCATTTTCTAAAACTACTACGGTAACTATATGCAAAGACTGTGGGTTCCCAATTCCTTTATACCCTGGCCGATATCCCAAAAAATGCCCGGAGTGTGGAACCGACTTGGAATATAATGACAAAGAAAACGAGGAACAATAATGGAAAGTCGGTTATTAGTAGTGCATCTTACTACCGGGCAAGCTATCATGGGAATGGGAAGTTTAGATACTAATCCAGCTGGACGAATAGTACTTAAGAATCCTATACTTAAAATAATGGGCCAAACTCCAGATGGTCGATTTGGTTACCGAATTATACCATTAAATACATTAAATGGTATGGAACATGATGGCGAAGTACATATTCAGCCCTCTGCCATTGAATATATTGATTATGGGCCGTTTACTCCAACAGCCAAGCAAGAATATGAGGCAGCAATACATGGTAGTACAGCCAAAATCGCTATTGCCAATCAAATTCCCAAATGATAATGTAAATAACGGAGTAATATATATATATATATGAAAACTAACAAGGAGACAAGGAGGAGTACATATGAAAAAAGATTTATCTCTAAATAAAAGAATAAGAAGAGCATTAATGGAAAAGAAGTGGCAAACGGTATCTGCTGACCCCCGCAAAGATTTGGAAAAAATATCGGATGAAATTAGGGGATATCAACGATTGCTGGATAGAATTTTTGATCCATTTTATACAAATGCAAATACCATCGATGGATACATCGACTTTGCCGAGGCAATTGTACGTCAAATGGAGCCATCACGTATGTGTGACGATGTTGAAGATGTAATAAGCGAATTGCTTAGTGCAAATACATATGTGAGAGAGATTATTCATAATAGTGAAAGTCTAATGACGCAGCTTGAATATATAAAATCCACACTTGATCATATAGTTACAAATGAGTATCGATAGTAAACAAAATCATTTGGTGCCAAAATTTATCAATGATTTAATAATAAGCATAATTATGTAGTTGGAGTGATCCGGCCCCGGCCGGATCACTCAGTGATCCGGGGGGAGTGTTATGCTACCACCAAAAGCCATATCGGCATTAGAAGATATATATGACCAAGCCAGTCAAATTGTATGGCGCAGTGAACAAATTCTCGCGAAGAATCCAACTGAACGAGAAATAGAAGTTTATATCGATGATGAATTAAATAGGCGATATCCATTACTATCGCGCTTAGCAAAATAGAAAGGAAAGATATGGGACAGGAAGCGGCATTACGGGTTAACCATTATGAATATGAAAGATGCATTATAAATGATGCAGCAGATATCGTTACTGGGCGATTCGAAGATGCTGTCCGGTCATCTGAGTTGCTACGCGCCAAAGTCGAAAAACTACAACATTAGAGCATAAAGATCTTATCAGGACTATAAATATTTGGAGGAGGTTATGATGAAAAAAATTGAACGTGCAATACGAACCGCAATACGAGGTAAACTAAACGAAGCAAATGGAGATACATTTTGGGAAGCGGTGGATGAAGTTGCACGTGATACCAATGTACTTATTGAGATGTTGATCGATCTTAGTGATACGATTAGAGATGGAGCAGAGAAAATGGCTTCGTATAATAAAAATGTTGTGAGTAGTATATCCACAATCGCGAATATACCACATAACCGTAGTGGTGATACTGAAGAACAACGACGGTTAGGCATCAAGGTAATGGATTATCTATTCGATATAGCAAACCTTATAAACGAAATTCATAATGACATTGATGCAGAACGTCCATCACAAGCATATATTGATAGATATCAATATAAAATACGAAAAGATCTAAGGCGGAAACTGGATCGCGAATACCCAAGAGGATGAGGAGCATAACGAAAATGAAATACAAAAGAAATCGCGCTTTTAACGAAGCACGGGATATGGAAGTTAGTGTTGAAAGAATCTATGATTCGGTAGATTTTCTGCAGACCGTTGCCGATTTATTTGATCGTCTTTTAAATTCTGAATGGGAGCTTGAACAATTATATGATTTGGCTGTTGATTTTTCAAAAACGAACGTAGATGCGTCAGCCTGGGATGAAGTTGCAAGTTATCTCGACGAAATATTGGTATCCATGGAAGACGCCGATATGAAAGACTTATATGAATTAACAAATGACGCCGCAGAAAAGATTTTAGCCATTGCAAAAAATCTAGAAAAGCGACGCTAAAATTCAGCGTATATATAGGGGATGCTTACCGGTAAATATCCCCATTATTATATTATATGCTAAGATGGAAAATAAATAGAAATTATACTTCCATAATTATTATACCAGAGGAGGTAAAGAATGAATCTATACGATAAAATTGCCCATGCAATTACTGAAGCACGGGACGAAAATTCAGAGATTTATGAATCTATAAATTTTTTAATGGAAATAGCTAAAGAATGTGATTTCCTTTCTCAATGTAAATGGGAGCTCAGCGATTTATATAAATGGGCCGATGAGAAAGCAGGAGAGGATTTCGATGCAGAAGGATGGGATGAGGTTGCAGATGACCTTGATGAATTAGTAAAAATACTAAAGGGTCGAGCCCTGGATGATGCATATAAAGTGGCCAGTTCCTGTGCAGAAAAACTTCTAAATATTGTGGAAGCGCGATAAAGATATTATTCCAAATAATGGATTTGGAAATGGACCTACAAGATAAGATTATTCATGCTCTTAATGTTGATATAGATGATGATGTGGTCGAAATAGCCGATGATTGCGTAATGAGGGTTATTAAACTTACAAAATGGAGAAAGAACCGGCAATAGATATCCAATCCCATAGCGAGGAAATATTATGTCTAGAATAAAGGAACGAGTAAGTAGAGCATTGTTGACCCGTATTTCCGAAGCACTACTACCAAGCCATCAGCAGGTACTGGAAAAAATAATAGATTATCTTATTTATATAGCCGAAGATGCTACAGTACTAGATGTTGCCCGAAATTTTGATGATAACCTTGCCGAAGTGTCATATCAATTGGATGATATGGTGAGCAATATTCATCCACTTGCGGATTCAAAAGAAATAGAAGCAATACGGCAACTAAATGATGCAATAAAGACTATTGCCAATGGATTATATGAACCAGTTGCATCAGTATTTAAGGTTGATCGTGAAATGCAACGGGCCTTAAGAATTATCAAGAAGGAATTGAGGTAAAAAGTAATGGGATGTAGGTGGGCCACATCCCATTACCATCACGCCTAATAGACGTGGAGATATGATAAAACATGATGCACTAGACCAATATGTCCCCTATATATACCTCCTTATAGTATTAAAATGAACCATTGGGATACCAGATTTTCTATTGCTTTTCTGCCTCATCCCCGATTGTAAGTACTGCATCGGCCCAGTCGGTAAACACACGTGTTTTGGCATTTGCGCAGACGCACTGGGCCTCATAACCCGTGTCCATGCAATATAGATCGATACCCCAGCCGCGGGTTTTGGTCTTATATGCCCTTGCTGCAAAGCGCCTCAATACTGCAGCCGCGTGCGGATTCGAACCGCCAACCCCCTGGTTGCAAACCAGGTGCTCTCCCCTTGAGCTACGTCCCCGCTTTCAAAGATCTCCGGCCCGGGCCGGTTTATCCCTGGTGAGCCCGGGTAGATTCGAACTACCGACCTCGCCCTTATCAGGGGCGCGCTCTGACCAGCTGAGCTACGAGCCCACTTTAATCCGACAAAGAAAGCCACCATGCGGCGCCCCGAAGCATCTTGCTATAACCGTATCGGCAAGTTCCCAGGCGCCCTCGCGAGTATTCAATTCGGTTTCGTTACGCCCAATATTATCAAGTGTTTGGTGGGGGTAACCCCGACAAACACGACATGCCCGCGTATATCCTCCATTGCAAAGTTCCTTTTGGTTGGAAAATGCAACCATATGGATATATTCCTTATATACATCATACCTTGTGGGCCGTTACAATCTCGTGTATTAAGAGATCTTACGCCCAATATAGTTTTTTATTTACTCAATTTTCTATCAATTTGTAGATGGCATTTGTGTAAATTTGTACTATAATAAACTTATTTCATCTCGCACCATTCATCATAGTCGAGTTGCTTTATTTCGACAGTACTTTTACTTTATATTCCGCTATATCCAAATCTCTCCGACCAAATCTTCTTTATGCACGCTATAATTATATACAATATGAGTATTAAGTCAAAAGAATTTTTTTATTTTTCTATAACTAAAAAACACTACTTATTATTATAGTATTTTATAATGCGGTACCACGGGTTATTACACGCGATACCTTTATCCATAATATGGGATTGACTACGTCTGCCTGTGCCCATTAGTACTATCTTAGCCAAATTTGAATATATTGGAATGGATTTGTACATTGTTCTATTATTCCATGTTTCCAGAGTGGTATGGTATAATATGATTTTGGTCGTAATTGGTCACAGTATGTTATATTAATAATATCGACAGTACTTCGAAGGTATGGGGGGCGACCTCAGCATTTTCATCCATAATCACCCCCCTTATTTATCACTGGCTTTCCATTGAATACTATTGTCTATAGCCGCGTTTATCGCTTGCTCCAAAGTACCATAGACGATACTAAAGCAAACGCCCTTTCCCGATATAGTACTGAAATCTGCAATATTTCTACTGAAATACCACCCACCCTTTGTCATACTCCTATATTAGACTATAACTAGTGTCACCAGTATGTATAATATACAAATCCGATCCAACTACTGTAATTTTCATTTTCATGGCCCTCCTTAGGACAGCAACCAAAGGGAACTTAATCACTTGTAATTGTAGTGCTATATTTTGCGCAAGGGAGAGTCAATACCACCAATAGAATTGTATTGTTCTGTTTTTGATACAAACACGTCAAACACAACGTTGTATTGAAACACGCATTGAGTCGACTTAGCCAAAACCATGTAACACCTCTTTGCTGCGCATCCTATTCAACAACCAATAGTCAAAGCATAATCACTATAGTGATTCAAACCGGATTTGAGTGTATTTTGCCAACCTTTTAATATCTTTATCGGTGCATTTATCCGCAAGCTTTTCCGGTGAAAGGACAAATTTGAGATAAAGCGCATCCGATAGATCATCAGCATACACAAATTTATCAAGCCACGTATCAGTATTATGTACCAAATCCAACATGTGGTCGATGTCTGTTATAGAAGGGGCACGCGATTTATAAAATGCCAAGAAATCATGGGCAATTCTGGCCCATGACGCACCACCATATTCCGCTGCCCAATACTTACCTCGCTTAAAAGTCTTAATAGCGTAGGCGATAAAAAGCTCTACTGAAGGAAAATTATCTTGCTCAAATTCTATTGCATCCTGCGCAATTCTATCAATACACGCCAATGCATCCGACGAATATCTACGCGCCTCCTCCACATATTCTTTAAAGAATATGTGGAGCTCCACATAATCTTTATACTTATCAATATTATTATACACAAAATCCAACGCATCGACAAACGCTGCCTTAGTAACGCTTTGTAGTTTCGGTATCGCTGATGCCTTGCGTTTATATTCCCTATCTATAGTTTTATAAATGTAATCCGCCCACATCCCTATAATATAACCATGTAATAAGTCCCGAAAGTTTTTCCCCTTTTCACATAATATTTCCATCTCATCTATAGGAAAATAAGTGGTATCTTTGCCCTTCTTTGGCATTGGATAATATGATAGTTCATCTGCTATCGCGCAATATCCTTCGACAATTAAACTATCTTTTATCCGCTCTTTAATTTTCTCGAAAGCCTTTTCCGCATTGTATATAAAATTATCTGGAGCTAAGTTTTTATTACGAATAGCCAAATAGGTATAGAAGTTAATTATGTCGTCGGAGATCATGTGTTTATTCTCTCCCCTTCTATAATAGAAATCGATTCATACAACGGTATAGTAATAAAAACACTCAAATCCGAGCAAATTCACTATATATTTATATAGATCATATGACGTTGTATTGATAAATTTATAAGCAAGTAGTAAAATGGGGGGTATAGATGATGAACATAAAGATCCACAATGTTTCCGTTGAGTAGTTTGAGTTGAGAATGATCCAGTATTACTAGTTGATGTTGAACCGGGCTTAGCCGATAATCCACGGGGCCAGTGGA